ATTTGTCCAGCCGTTGTGATTTTCATTTTTCATTTTGTTTACCTTTAATTAATTGATTTTATAAACATTTGTTTGTTTATGTACCGTTATTTTAACTGAATAATTTAATGGTGTCAATAGTTTAAGCTTAAATATTCTTTAAATTTTAATATTTCTTTTTTAATGTTTTATTATTCATTTATTTTAGGTGTGAAAAATAGGTGATAGTATTATGGTGTAGTAGTTGGAATTAGTTTTGTATAAATAGAGTGATTATATATAGAATAATATGTATATATTTACTAACTTATTTACACACTACAATACACATTATAATACGCATTACATTACACATAACATATGATATAACGCTACCTGATATAGTGTAGCTACGGTTATATAGGGCTTAGTTGATTTATAATTATTTTTATTACCCCCCCCCTAGGGAAGAATTTGGAAGTGTAGAAATGGTAATAGTCCCACAAACAAATTTTACAACTTTTTTAAAAACCCCATACAAATTTCACACCATTTCCCAAAACTCAACCTTAAGCAAAACTTAAGACCAAACTAATTACAATACATAGACTATATGGTATTCTCCTAAATAACTAACAATAAATTCCTTTATGTATTAAGTTTCATTCAACCATATAGTCATTTGACAAGATTGTAATGTATTTGATATTATTCCCAAAAGGATGAATATGAGTAAAACAAACTTAACTAAAAGTGATATGAAACATCTTCCTAAGGTTAATGGTGATGACTTTAAAGAGTCATGTGCTTACTATACAGAATTAATATTTACTAAGACTGATAAGACTACTGCGTTTAGATTAGCATTTCCTGATAGATACAAGAAAGCAATATCTAATGCTGGAGATAATGATAAGTTGATAGCTTCAAAGATTAAGAAAGGTATTAATACTGTTGAAAGTTCTGCCTTTATGAAAGAATGTTTTTATACTGCCAATAAGCATTGGTGGATGAAGTTCATGGGTAAGAAGCAAAGAGTATTTGAGAAGTTGTATGAAGATGCAATTAGTGATGATATAGATATTAAAGATAGACATAATGCATCTAAGATATTCTTGGCTCATATACCTGATGCACCTAAAGAAGATACTATTAAGGTAGAAGTTAAAGTAGGTAGTGATGAATTTAAAAGTATGTTAATGCAAAAGAAAAAGTTAATACACAATACAGCTAATGAAGATATTATAGATGCAGAAACAGAATAAATTTCAATCTTTAGATAAAGAAGATATATTTAATTATAGAACTTGGACTAACAAGAAAGGTGCAATGGCAGCTAACAGTGTAAGCAATAGAGCTGAAGCTGAAGGTATTATGTTGTTTGGACAAACATACTTTAAAGAACACTTTCCTAGTAAACACCCTGAATGTCATACTGATATGTTAGCTTTAATGTCTAGTACAAACAAGTTTAAAGCAGTAGCATTTCCAAGGGGTCATTCAAAGAGTACATTAATTTCTTTCTTGTTAGCTATATATAGAATAGTGTTTATGGAAAGAAAGTTTATAGTTATTGTATCTGAGAGTGAAGATAAAGCTAAAGACTTCGTTATTAGAATTAGAGATGAGTTAGAACATAATACTAAGCTGATAAGAGACTTTACAGACAATAAAGGATTTAAGACTACTGATTGGTCTAAGACTGATTTAACTACAAAGACTGGTATTAGGTTGATAGCTAAAGGTGCTGGACAATCATTAAGAGGGTTAGTACATAAAGATACTAGACCTGATTGTATTATTTTAGATGACTTTGAGTCTGATGATAATGCAGGTACACCAGCAATGATGAACTTTATTCTTAACAATGTATTTAAGTCTGTTAATAAAAGAGGTGTATATGATATTTGCTATATAGGTACAATTATTACTGATATGGCTGTATTGCATCAAATGCTTATAAATGATGAGTTTGCTTCCATGAAAGTTGAAGCAATAGATGATGATGATAATATGATAGCTCCAATGCTGTTGCCTAAAGATGAATATGAAAGAGAAAAAAGAATAGCATATCAATTAGGTAAGATGAGTACATTCTATGCTGAGTATCATAATAATCCTATGGTAGCTGACAATGACCAAACATTTAAACAAGAGTATTTTCAATACTTTAAAGAAGATGATATAGACTTAAAGAATATGAATGTATATATAGCTTATGACCCAGCAATGCCTGATAGAGTAGGTAAAAGAGGTAAAGCTGATAGAAGTGCAATAATAGTATTAGCTACTGATAGTAATGAGAATTGGTATGTTGTTAGAGTATATGCTAATAGAGATACACCATCAAAGAATAGACAATTGCTATTTAATCTTGCTAAGAAGTATAAACCTAATAAAGTATGGATGGAAACTATTGCAGCACAAAGAGCAATGTATCTAGAAATAAGAAAAGAAATGAAAGTTAAAAATATTAAGTTTCCATTTGATGAAATACCATCACAATCAGGAACTAAAGAAGCAAGAATAGAACAGCTACAGCCTTTATATGAAAGTGGAAGAGTATTCCATAAAGAAAAAGATAAAGAAGTTATAGAATTAGAAAGAGAGTTATTGTTGTTTGGAAGAACACCACATGATGATAGAAGTGATGCACTTAGTTTCTTTTTAAATAGAGTTAAATACCCTAAAAGACAGTCTGTTCATGCAGGTAGAAAACAGTATGACTTCTATGATAAGTTCTTTGACAACAAAGCTTCTGAAGGCTGGAAGATTATATGATTAAGTTTATTTTAAATATTTAAGTTGTAACATAGCTTAATTGAAAGGCATAGAATTGGATACTAAATTAAGTAAATTAAACAAGAAAAACATTGAAGAACAATTAGAGTCTTGGTTTTTAGATGCTACATCTTGGGATAAGACTTGGAGAGATAATGCTAAATTATGGTATGACTATTATCATGGTAGACATTGGACATCTGATGAAGTAGCTGCACTAGAAGAAAGAGGTCAAGCTGTAACTACATATAATCATATTAAACCAGCTATTGATTCTATTATTGGTTCTGAAAGACAAAATAGACCTAAAGTTACTATGGCAGGTAGAAGCTTAGATGACCAAAGATTAGCAGAAGCTAAAACTAAATTATATGATTTTATTCAATATAATTCTAATAGTGATGATGAATTAGATAAGACTTTATTAGATACTATGGTTACTGGTAGAGGTTGGCTACATATATTCCCTGAAGCTAACAAAGAAGACTCAGTGGATATTAGTCATAGTCATATTGATTATAGAGATATGTTCCTTGATGGATTATCTAAGAATGATGATTTATCTGATTGTAGATATATACACTATGCCGTATTTACTGATGAAGATATTGTTATGAAACAATTTCCTAATTACAAATCTAATGAAACAAGCAATGAAAGTCCATTTGGTTTTGACTCTAGTTCTGATGATGAAATATGGTATCAGAATACAGATAGAAATAGACCTAGACTAATTAATACTTGGTTTAAAGATGAGAATGGTGATGTTAATACAGTTGTATGGGTTAAAGGTCAAATATTATACTTTAAGAAAAAACCATATACTTGTAATGAGTTTCCTTTTGTTCAGTTAGTAGCTGATAGAGATTTAGATAATATGCCTTATGGTAAAGTTAAAGCTATGACTTCAGCACAAGATGAAGTTAATAAAAGACATTCTAAAGCACTACATTACTTGAATGCTAAACAAGTATTAGCTGAAGAAGATGCTTTTGAAGACTTATCAGAAGCAAAGAAAACATTAGCTAAACCAGATGGTATTACTATTCTTACTGATGGTGCATTAGCTTCAGGTAAGATACAAATTATTGATAATACTGCATTAGCATCTACACATATTGAAATGATGAAGATAGCAAGAGATAATATACTTTACTTATCTGGATTAAATCCAGCTTCAGTAGGTCAAGCAAGTCAATATGAAAGTGCTAAGAAAGCAAACATGAGTATTGCTCAAGCACAGAATAGTATTGTTCCATTACTTAATAAATTAAGAATAGCAAGATTTAGATTAGCTAAGATTACAATGAAGTTAGTACCTGA